TACGAGATTGTATGACAGATGATGAATACCACGGGTACTTGAAGGGTAACGTTTTGAAATATGTTGCTAGATATAAATTTAAGGGTGAACCTTTACAAGACTTAGAAAAAGCACAATGGTATTTAAATAGATTAATAAAGGAGGTTGAATGACACATGGTGAGAAGATGTCTTTGTATGGTAAGATTATAGCATTACAAGAAGTTATGATACATACACAAAATGAGATAAATAAATTAAATAAAAAACTACAGGAGGCAAACGATGGGGGCAATAAAGCAAGCGTTAATAGAAGTAGATGATATGGTCTGTGCCTGTTTAAGAACAGGCAGAACATTAAATCAAACTATAAGAGACTTGAGATTAGAGTTTAATAAAAAGGGTAGAGATAATCCATACTTATTAGATGAAGATTTAATTGAAGATAAGTATTATGCATTTAGGGGGTCTGAATGATTAGAACACAATTGATAAAAGCATTAGCTAGAAAGTATGAAGCTGATATTGCTAGTGCTAGAGCAACTGCTTTAATATACTTAGAAAATTCTGCAGGTATAGGTGAGCATCCACAACATATAGAAGAACTAGATAAATTAATAACTAAAATAGCAAACGCAGAAGAAAATATTAAAATGCTAGAAAAACATTTTGAATATGATTCTGTACCATTTTAACAGGAGGATAGATGGAAAAGAAAGAAGAGCAAAAAAAACAACAAACTACCCCTAGAACTTACTTAATAAGTTCTGAACAACTTATGGATATTATGAGATACTTGATGACTAGACCTTACGGTGAAGTTGTTAAACTTATGAATGCTTTGTCTGTATTAACACCATATAGCGGAGGCAATACAGATGACCGAAAAAAATAATTTAGATAAATATACTGGTATACTATTTGAATTAAAAATAGGTCTTAATAAAGATAATGCAATTGTTATTGATTATGGTGGTAAACCTGTTGCTAAAATTAGAGAAGCACTTAAAGGCTATCCCTATCATGGTAACTTATGTGCTGCTGTAATCAATCATGCAAATGCTGTAGGAAGGAAATTACAAGATGACATCAAACAACTTATACAAAAAGTTTAGATATTACTTTTGGCACAATCCTATTATGAATAAACTTGAGGGTTGGGCTAGTTCATTAAGTAACTGGTTTTGGCAGAAACGATGGGGTGATAGAGACCTTTATCGTTCTGTCCAAAAAAAAAGACCACCTGACTAAAAAGTCAAGCGGTCTTCGTGTTGCCTGCTAGGGGAGTCTATTAATTTAGGCTTCCCTTTTTTATTGCAAGCTATCCATTTGTTCTGTTATTGGTTTTCTTTTTGGTAGTAAAAAATTTTCTGTTTGAAATATTGGCTCTATTCTATCTTTGTATACACTACTTAATATGTTTACATAATTAGGATTCTCTGCATATACAGACATTCCTTTAAACATTTCATTAGGTCCTTTATCTATTGCATTTATAGCATCTTTATATCTTTCATCACCTTTAACTAAATTTATAAAAGCTCTAATGCTACCTTTATTATCTTCAAATGATCTAAGTTTAGCACCACCTGATGTTGGTAAAAAATCTTGATCACCAGTTGCGTGTATTCCAAAAAAATTATTAGCATTCTTTGCAGTATCTGCACCTTTAAAATTAAAGTTACCTGTCTCTACAGCTGCAACTGTAGCTATAAACGATGATGGTATTTTTCTCTCAATAGAACCTTCAGGATATTCTGATTTTACCTCATCAACTACCTTTAAAAAGTCTTTTGTTTTTGTTATATCTGACATAGCTATAGTTATAAATAAAATTGCACTAGCAATTCCAAGCCCGAAGAGCTTTATTAATTCTAGAATTTGGATCATTAGCTGTTTTTTTAGATGTTAATTTTTTTTTCATTCCCTTCATACGGGCACAGAAACTAGCTCTTCTTTTGTTTCCTACTTTTTTACTAGGTGCTTTTAAATTAGCACCAGTCGTTCTTTTAAAATATTTACGACCTGCTTCATTTAATCCACCTGAGGGGTTTTGATATTTTTTAGCTACCATTATTTTTTCTTAGCTGTTATTGCAGCTCTCCTAAAATTAGCAGCTGTAGGTGCACCTTTAGCACCTTTCTTTTTCATTTTACCACCACGCTTTCTTTTAGCATGGATGTTAGCGTATAGTCCTTTTCTCATTATGCTTTCTTTTTCTTTTTATTTCTTAACATAGCAAAGTCTTTTTTAGTTAGTTTACCATCTTTGTCCATGTCTAGTTTTTTTCTTTTTCCAGTGGCTTTTTTGCCACCTTTCTTTTTCATCATTTTACCGTAGTGTCCTGGCATTAGCTGTACCTCCTATATTTTGCTGTTTTCTTTGCAATCCCTTTCGGTTGCTTCACAAACTGTTTGCCCTTTTTTGTTCCTCTTCGTTTTGCTCTTGTCGTTGCCGCATACTCTGCAGATGACAGACTCTTTATAGCCTTCTCTGGTAAATACCGTTCTCCAGTTTCCGAAGACTTCTTGCCTGATTTCGTTCTCCATTTCTGTTTCCCCCATGCTTTTAAACTTCTTTGACTCTTTGCGAGTGCCATTATTTTTTTCTCCCTTTTCTTATCGCTTCTTTACCTTTCTTAAATATGCTTGCCACCTGCGTCTTACCCATAACTTTGGCTCTTTGCTCGCCAACTGTAAGAATTTGGATTTTTCTTGCAAAGGGTTTGTTGACTCGTTTAACTTTTGCCACAGTTTTACGGGCATCTGTAGGAGTTGCGAACTTAATACCGACAGTATCTTTAGGATTCTCATCTGTATACAATCTCCTACCTGAACCTTTTGGCTTTTTACCAGTTCCTACTTTAGGATCTCTTTTTTTTGCCATAAGATTTCATTTCTTTAATATGTTTTTTAATAATGTTAGATTGTTTTTTATGTAACTTAGATGCTTTACCTAAAGCCTTAGCTACCTTATTTAATTTTCTTACCATTACTTGTAACCTCCGCCAGCTTTTTTATATCTAGCTGCTAAAAGTTGAGCCTTTCTCGCACTCCATTGTCCAGGCTTTCCGCCTTTTGACCCAGCCATTATAGCATTAAACATTCTTTTTCTCATGCCTGGCTTAGTATAGTTACCTGCTTTATTTACTGTTGACTTTTTCTTCGCCATCTTTTATCTCCTTATATTCATAATCATAACTTCCTTCTTGATTCTCATCAGTTATCCATTTTGATGTGTCTTCTACAGACCATATTCTAGTATTAACTAGTCTATGTATTAAAGGTTTTGATGGGTCTGCTGCCATTGATGGATCAAAGATTCTTAATCTATTGTTGGGTTGTATTGCGTAGTTACCATCGTCTAATTCTATTACATGTCCACACTTATGTTGATCAGGTTTTTCTGCATAACCAAAATCTAATTCATTATAGTCTCCAGCACACCAATCAATAGTAAATAAATATGTACCTTCTCTTTGTTTCTTTCTTCTAGATGTATATATCATTTTACATCCATCCATTTGATAAAATTTAGTTACACTTACATTATAACTAAAAGAATCCCATAACATTAATTCATTTAAAGGTAACTCTTTTACACCTGGTTTTTTACAAAATGCAGATACAGGTGCTCTCCACCATATACCACCATCTGTCATCATATAATGAAACAAAGGTACTTGTTTTGGTATTGATGTAAAACCAAATACCACACATTCAAAGTATTTATCATGAGAATCTTTTTGATCTCTCAGATAATTACCTCTTACATAACATTCTATTGGGGGTATGTTTGCGTTTAAATACATAATTTTATGGTCTCAAAGTGTATAGGATCATCCAAACAATGAACAATCCAGCTATAATAGTATTCCAAGGTATAGTAACTTCCATTAGTTACTTATCCCGATTAACCAAAGCATAAGAAATATATAACAAATAGGTTCCATTATTTTGCTAATCTATCCATTAGTTTGCTAGTGGGTTTTTGTTACTTGCTTTTAATTCTTGTATTTCTAATTCTAATACTTCAATACTTTTTTTTAATACTGCAATATCTTTTTGATTAGTACCCATTACTTGCATAATTGGGTCTGGATTAAAAGGTTCTGCAATATTATTTACTTTTTCTTGTATCTCACCATATTTAACAAAACCTGCACCGATAGCACCTAGTACACCTATAAGTGCTGCAATACCTGCTAGCTGTTCTTTTATTTTACCCATTGTTTAATACCTCTATTTCTCTTAGTAGTTTTTCTTTTTTAGTTTTGATATCATTAATGATATTTTGTTGGATAAATATTGGATCGCTTTGTTGATATTCACCCAAAGTCTTAGTATATAATAATCTATCATCAAATATATTTAGTTGTTCTTCGTAAATTTTTTTATCTTTATAGAATGGTATATTATAATTTAATAATATAGAGTTATCTACCATTGCATTTATTTTTACAAAATTTTTAGCTTGTAAATTTTTGTCTATATCTTTAATATTCTCATCAATTTTATCTAAAGTTTTAACAAGAGCTGAATGGACTTTAGCCTGTCGTATTTCTTTTTCTTGTTTGGTATCACCTGTTGTTTCAGATTCTGCAGTTTGTGTAGGCTCTTCGCTACTGGATTCTTCTTTAAGTTCTTCTGGTCCTTCTTCTTGTTTTTCATCTTCTACAACTTCTATTGATTCTTCTACTACAGGTTTTTCTTCTTTCTCCTCTACCATTTCCATTGGCATATCCTCAATAAATTCTTCCATCATTGGATCATCTGCAAATTCTTCCATTGTAGGCTCATCTTTAAATTCTTCCATTTTAGGCTCATCAAATGTTTGAAAAGATTCTAATTTAGGTTCTTCCATTTTAGGCTCATCAAATGTTTCAAACATAGGTTCGTCAAAAGTAAAATTATCTTCAAATTTTAAATCTTCAAACTTTAGATCTTCAGTGATGTCATCAAAGGTAGAATTTAAAAATGCAGTTGTTGTATTATCTAAAACAATTGGATCAGATTCATATGTTACAGTGAGGGAGGGATTTCGTAAGTCGACCCCATAGTGAGAAGTTGTAGAAAAGCTAGTATCTGTGAAGTCATACCGAACTGAAACATCATAATCGGTTTGTAAATTTGATTGTACCACCACACTGTCAGACCCAGGGCTATAAGACCCACAATTAAGAGAGCCACAAGAAGTGCTATTATAAGTTCTAATTTGTGTGATTGTTTCACCATCTGCTCCTATTATCGTTTGTGTTGATTGTACAGTGGATCCATAAGTATTCCAATGCCAATACTCAAAACTGTGATTTGTTGTAAAACCGTATTGAATTTGTTCTTCAGTTAAAGACGCATCAGTTCTAAGACTAATAGAACTAGACTCGATATAAACATCATGCTCAGCAGCGATAACGCTACTACCATGCCTACCATCGGCAGTTCCCGACCAACCTCCGTTATCAAAGTTCGTATCCAGGAGATTTTGAGTAGTCGTTTCAGCACTATTTAGTGTTGTCGATAACAGGATCAATAATGATACTATTAGCTTTTTCATTTGCCTCCTCTATAATTTTTAGTTCTTTAACATATAAATCATAGTCAGGTCTTAGTTTGTCATATTTTTGCCATGCATTTGTAGCTTCTTTACCTATCTTGCCTTCAAAAGGACAAGGTGTACCTGCATGATGCATAGCCTGAAAAACTCTTTCATCTTGGCATAACATAGATACTGCTGCAACTTTCATACCTTGATTAGATAATTCTCTTGCTAATTTAATTCTTTCACAATTCTTATCTCTAAAATGTTTACCACCCGATACACCTAAACCAAAAGTCTGTACTCCAGCTGATGCACCTACAGCACAAATATCCATACCACCTGCACCTACATTAGGGGCTGAAGCTGTTGGGGGTGCTGATCTTATATTCGATGTAGAATTGTTTGTTGTTGTAGAACTAGATGAACTACCTGATTCATACGTTGTAGCATTTGTATAGCCACCTGTTATCGAAGTATTAGATCCGCTTGTGTTGTTCTGTGTAGTATCAGCAAATAATATAGTGCTATATAGGCACACCAAGGCTATAATTAAAATTCGTATCGCCATATTATTTATTAAAGCCTGATGAGTACCAGTTAATAAATTTATTCCAAAGATCCTTTATCTTTTGTATTATCTTCTTCATAGGGTTTTTCCTCTAGTTGTTGGGTTAATTTTTTAATTTCTTCTTGTGCTTTCTCTAAATCATCTGTAACATTTTCTAGTTTCTGTAATGTTCTTTTATTAGCAGAATCTTTAGATTTACCAGCATCTTGTAGTTCAGCAACCTCTTGTTTTAAGATTCTGATCTGCTCTTTATACTCAGCTATGAGATCCTGGTATTCTGATTTAGACATTATTTTTTTCCGTTACGGAAAATCTGTGTACCTTTTATACCATAAATACTAGCTACGACAAGAATCCACAGGTTGGTAAACCAACTTGGAAGTGCCGAGAAGTATTCAAAAAATAATTTTACTTTGTCCATCGCTTCGGGGTCGTCACTTACGACTGCCCATGCAAGTACAGCTATTGGAGCTGACAATATAATAAGGACCGCTTCGTCTTTCCAGTCAGATTGTCTAGCTTCTAAGAGTTTACCCTGGTAAGCCTCCTCACCACGGGCCATCTTAGCTGCATGCATATGCTGTGCATCAGCCATAGCCATCTTAGTTTCTTGTCTTTTTTTATAAATGTGGCTTCCTGCTTGGATGCCCATCTTTAATAAACTAAACCACGCCATTTTTTATTAACCATCCTGGCACATCAAATGAAGGACATTCTTTAGATGCCTCTACCTGATAGTGACCTATAATTTTTTCTATGTCGTATTTGTCTTTTAATTTTAATATGATACTTTTTAATGTATCAAACTGTACAGGTGTAAAGTTATTCTCCCAACCCATATCAGCTGTGCCACCGCCAGCTAATGCTATACCTATTGATGTACCATTAACTGCGACTGCATGTGCACCTACAAGATCTTCATCTCTACCTGTTTGTAATGTGCCATCTCTTTTAATTAAATAGTGATATCCTATTGTATCAAATCCTCTTTGTGTATGCCACTCTGTAACTTTAGCTACATCAACATCCATATCTGCAGGAGTTTGTGTACAATGGATTACTATTGTATCTGTTATTTGTCTTTTGTCCATTATGTAAATAATCCTAATAGTGTTAATATTGTAGCACCTAGACCACCTACAATAATATATAATATTTTATCTATTTTACTATGTAAGGATTCTACGTCTTGGTGCAAGTGTTTGAGGTGGTTATTTTTTATTGTGTTGATATCTCTTTTCAACCCT